TCTAATAAAAATTCATCTAAAAATTCACACTGTTTGTATAAATCTAAAGGTGATTTAGTGACAGGAGAACCTGTTAGAATACGTCTGTATTTAGCATATTTGCCTATACCTACTATGTTTTTAGTACGTTTAGCATTAGGGTTTTTGATAGTAGTAGACTCATCAATAGCCATATATGTATTGTGACAATTTAAAAATTTAGCTGCAAAATCTAAACCTTTTTTAGTAGAGAAAGCTTCTACATTCATACATAATATATGTAAGTCTTCACCTGTTTCAAACAAAGTATCTAACAATTTTTGTTGTTTTTGATTTATAGTTGCTTGCCATAGAACAGATTTATGTTCAATGTGATCGGGTAAATGGGTAGGTATTTCTTGAGAATACCAATTTTTATAAACACCTTTAGGTGCAATAATAAGAGCTCCATTAATTTTACCTTTATCATAAAGCATAGCTATATTATCTATAGCAACTTTTGTTTTACCAGTTCCCATTTCCATAAAGTATGCAAATACTTTCTTATTCCACGACTTTTCCAATGCAGTCATTTGATGTGCAAAGGGTTTTGTTTTAAATTTATAATCCATAATTAATTCTTCTTTCTGGTTGACAACATATTAAAAATAAAATAAAAAGTCAAGCATGAAAGAAAATAAACCCGAACCTATAGTTTACGTATTACAAGAAGTACCAGGAACCCGAGCAGGGCGTCCTAAATTTAATATTATTGGTGCTCAGAAATACGGTAAATTAAAAGTTCTATTGAGAGAAGATAGCCAGGTTGTTATGAGTTCTGGTCCTATTAAATATAAACTTGAAAGATTATTAAAAGATTTTAATGACAATGATTATTTATTATTGTCTGGAGATCCACAAATAATTTTTATTGTTGGAGCTGTTATTGCGAAAGTAAATAATGGTAGAGCTAAAAGTTTAAAGTGGGATAGACAAGAACAAATGTATTATCCTCTTGATTTTGATCTATACGAGAAAGGAGAAATAGATGAGTAATAAAGACCTAATAAAAAAGTTTGAGGAGGATTCTCCTCAACAAGTAAATGAAATCGAAAACGTCAGAAGTTTATCTGACTATGTTATTCGGTTGCAAGCTTTAGAAGATGAGGTTAAAATCATTGAAGAAAATTTAAAGCAAAAGAAAGAAGCAGCTGATAAAATATCCGAGGAAGTTATTCCAGAGATAATGAATGACATGAAATTAAAAACTCTTAAACTTACCGATGGTTCTGCCATAGAAGTTAAAGAGATTTATGGTGCCAGTATTCCTGTAGCAAATAAGGAAGGCGCTTACAAATGGCTTCGAGATAATGACCTGGGTGATCTAATTAAAAACGAGATCACTGTTTCCTTTGGTCGTGGCGAAGATAACAAGGCGAATGATTACGCTAGCCTTGCTGAGAATAATGGGTACCAACCTTCACAAAAAATGAAAGTTGAACCTATGACACTCAAAGCACTGTACAGAGAGAGATCTGAGTCTAACTTGGATCTTCCTTCTGAACATTTTAACCTGTTTAAGGGAAACAAAACAAAAATAACAAGGAACAAATAACATGACACAAGAAACAAGTGACTTAACAGTCAAAAAAGAAGGTGCGTTAACTACTCTTAATTTTGAAGCTGACTCAGGAATGGGTTTAGAAAATATAGATAAGGGTGACTTAGCTTTACCATTTTTAAAACTACTACAAAGTGGTTCTTATGAAACTAAAAAGAAACACGCAAAATATGTTGAAGGTGCAGAAGCCGGAATGTTTTACAATACAGTTACTAAAAAACTGTATAGTGGAGAGAAAGGTATTGAAGTAATACCTTGTTTCTACAAGATGACATATCCTGAATGGGCACCATTTGATAGAAGCGAAGGTAGACCTGTACATAACGACAGAGGTCCTGCAGTTATGGCTCAGACTACTAAAGGTAGTGGTACAAAAGATGTGTTAGCTAATGGTAATGAAATCATTAAGACAGCGAATCATTTTGTTGTTATTCTAGGTGATAAACCAGAGAAGGCTTTAATGTCTTTGAAAACTACTCAGTTAAAAACTAGTAGAGGATGGAATTCATTAATGGATAATGAAATGATCACTTCTTCAACTGGAAAATCTATACCAGCCCCTGCATTTTCAAGAGTTTATAAAATAAATTCTGTAGAGAATACAGGTAATTTCACCTGGCATGGAATGACAGTTAACTTAGTTAGACCAGTAGACAACGCAGAAATCTATAGCATGGCTAAAGATTTTAATAATGCATTACAAAAAAGTAATGTTGCGGCTGCTTCGGTAGAAACTAACACAGAAGAATCAAATTACTAATTCTTCTAAAGAAGATAGGGACAGCAAAGCGAGAGTGGAGCTGTCCCGACCTAGGGATCATTATGGTAGACGAATTTATAAAGCTATTTACTGGCTATAGAGGAGACTTTGGCATAGCGGATATGTCCAGGACTTCATTAGACAAAGACAAAAATAAAATAAAACCTAATTATGAATGGGCAGGACGACCCTTATCTATAAATGATTACAGAGATCATTTACAGGGTAAAATTTCTATTGGAGTACAACCTTGTACTTTAAATAAAACAGCACAGTTTGGATGTATAGATGTTGATCCACCTAACTACGGTGAATTTAAAATAGATAAATATTTAGCACTGTTTCAACAATATAATTTACCATTGATACCTATATTATCTAAAAGTGGGGGATTACATTGTTATATTTTTTTAAAAGAACCAATCAAAGCTATTGATTTAATAGACGCTTTAAAAGCTTTTCTCCTCCCACTGGGTTTAAAACCCGCCACAGAAATTTTTCCTAAACAGAAAGAATTAAAGGAAGACGAAAAAGGAGACACAAAACCAGGAAACTTTATAAACCTACCTTACTATAATAATGGTGAGTCAACTCGTTATGCATTAGACAAAGACAATTCTAAATTAAGTTTAGAAGATTTTATTAAAGTTGCTGAAGAATCTAGAATAGGTAAAGAAGAACTAGAAAAACTTGTAGAAGAAACTCATTCTAATATTTTAAAAGGTGCAGATCCAGAATTTGATGATGGTCCACCTTGTTTAGCTCTATGTTCTAAGGTAAAATTGGATGATGGTAGAGACAGATTTATGTATAACTACATGGTTTTTGCTAAGAAAAAATACAAAGACAAATGGCCAGATCAAGTAGCTAAAGCTAATTACAGTTACTTAGAAGATCCTTGGGATAAATCTAAATTAGATTCTAAAATAGCTGCATGGAAAAAAGATACTGCAGGACATACTTGTTACGAAGAACCTATTAAAGATAAATGTATGAGAGGTCTTTGTTATTCTAGACCTTTCGGTATTTCATCAGATGGAATATCTGTTTTTCCAGACATAACTGATTTTCAAATAATAAAATTTGTAGAACCAGAATATAGATTTCAAGTAGTGATGCCTAGTGATGATAAGGTAGAAGTAGTAGTAGCTAATACAAAACTAATGACCACTCAAAAAGAAGTTTTAAATCTTATCTGGGAACAGACAGGAGTTTATTTTGAACCTTTAAAACCTAAGGACTACAGAGCAAAATTAAATGAATGGAGAAATGGTTGTGAAACTATTTACCCACCTAAAGGTACACAGGTTGCGGACAGATTAAGAGATGAATTGTATCAATATTGTATCAATGGTCCTCAAGCTAAACAAAGAGATCAAATTAAAAATGGTGCTTGTTATACGGATGAAGGAAACCATTACTTTAAATTTACATCTTTTATCCAGCATCTAGGAACTAATTGGAAAATTCCAGAAGAAAGAATAGCTAGACAATTAGAGAAAGATTGTTTGGTAGAGTTTAATCATTCGTTAAATGTAAATGGGAAAACTTTAAAGGTATGTCGTATTCCACAACTCCAAGTGGAGCAGATTGAATATCAACCAGTGGAGAGGAAAGAGAGTAATTACTAATGGCAAGATATAAAGTTATAGGTCCTCCAGGTACAGGTAAGACTAGAAAATTATTAAACACTGTTCAAAAATATATAGATGAGGGAGTTTCTCTAAAAGAAATAGGTTATTTTGCTTTCACTAGAAAAGCTGCTAACGAAGCTAAAAAAAGATTTTTAAGTGACAACTTAGAATTAACCAAAAAAGATATTCCTTATTTTCAAACACTACACTCATTAGCTTTTAATCAATTAGGTTTAAAAGAAGAAAATGTAATGCAGGAAGAACACTATAAAAAAATTGGTGAGACATGTGGAATACAGATTAAATATGCTAAACATGAAACCAATCAATGGAATGGTATTTTTTCTTCAGACAGTGAGTATTTAAGTTTAATAAATCTAGCTAGGGTAAAACAAATAGACCCTTTAGAGCAGTTTGATTTAAATGAACACTTGACTTGGATAGATAGATACAAACTAGATGCAATAGCAAAAGAAATTATTAACTATAAAAAAATATATGGCTTAATAGATTTTAATGACATGTTGGAAGATTTTTTAAAAACAAATACTTCTCCAGAATTAAAAGTTATTTTTGTAGATGAAGCACAGGACTTATCATTAATTCAATGGGCTATGTTGAATAAATTAATTAAAAATAATGACTGTGATGTATGGATTGCAGGTGATGATGACCAAGCTATTTTTGGTTGGGCTGGTGCAGATGTAGATTCTTTTATATCTTGGCCTGGTAATGAAATACCTTTGAGATTTAGTCAAAGGGTTCCAATAGATATTCAAACTAAGGCGTTAGATGTTATATCTAGAGTAGCTATCAATAGGATTCAAAAAGATTATTTACCTAAGGAAGAAAAAGGAGATATAATTGAAAGATTTAGATTATTAGATGTCATTACAGATATGGAAAAAGGTGATTGGTTAATATTAACTAGAACCAATTCATTGTTAAAACCTGTTCTCCCTATTTTAAAAAGACATGGTTTGTTTTTCGAAACTTCTCAAGGGAATAGTATAGGTAAATCACTGTACGAAGATATTGGTTATTGGAATGAAATGAGAGAAGGCAAAGAAATTCCAGAAATTAATTCCCAAAGAGTTAGGGAAAGAATGCATAAAGTAGATACAACATTGTCTTGGCAGAAAGCTTTTACTAAGGTTTCACCAACACAGATAGATTACATGGACGCAATGTTAATCAACGGAGAAGACTTAACCCAATCACCTAGAATAAGAGTTTCTACAATTCATGGTGCCAAGGGAGGAGAAGCAACAAACGTAGTATTATTTTTAAACCAAACTAAAAATACTATGGCAGGTGCTAAAAAATCTTTAGCTAAACAAGATGAAGAATACAGAGTTTGGTATGTAGGAATAACAAGAACTAAAAAAAATCTTTATTTAATAAAAGCAAATAATAAAACAAAGGAGTTTAAGATATGAAACCATTAGTATTTAAAGCACAAACAGAATGGGTGAAACCTACAGAGTTTCCAGATTTAACACAGGCAGATGTAATAGCAATTGACTTAGAGACATGTGATCCAGATTTAAAAACAAAAGGATCAGGTGCAGTTGTTGGACGTGGTAAAGTTGTTGGAATAGCTGTAGCCGTAGATGGCTACTCTGGGTACTTTCCTTTCGATCACGAAGGTGGAGGTAACCTTGAAAAAAGCAAGGTAATTCAATGGTTTACAGAACTTTGTGCATGTTCTGCAGTAAAAGTTTTTCACAACGCAATGTACGATGTGTGTTGGATTAGAGCTATGGGAATTAAAATTAATGGACAAATTATTGATACTATGATTGCAGCATCATTAGTAAATGAAAATAGATTTAGATTTGATCTTAATAGTTTAGGTTGGGATTATTGTGGTCAAGGTAAAAACGAAGCAGAATTAAATCAAGTTGCAAAAGAATGGGGACTAGATCCTAAAGCTGACATGTGGAAGTTGCCTTCTATGTATGTTGGAAACTATGCTGAACGTGATGCAGAACTTACATTAAATTTATGGAAGGTCATGCAAAAAGAAATTATCGACCAGGACCTGGGATCTATTTTTGAATTAGAAACTGATTTATTTCCTTGTCTGGTAGATATGAAATTTAAGGGAGTACGTGTAGACGTTGAAGGAGCTCATAAGTTGAAGCAACAGTTAGCATCAAAAGAAGAAATACTACTCCAAAAAGTAAAAACAGAGACAGGAATAGAACCTCAAATATGGGCAGCAAGATCAATTGCCAAAGTTTTTGATAAACTTGGTTTAGAGTACGAACGGACTTTGAAAACACAAGCACCATCATTTACTAAAAATTTTCTTTCTACTCATAAAAATCCTACGGTTAACCTTATAGCAAAAGCTAGAGAGATTAACAAGGCACATACAACTTTTATAGATACTATTATAAAACATGAACACAATGGCCGTATTCATGCTGATATAAACCAAATTAGATCGGACAGTGGAGGAACTGTAACAGGAAGATTCTCATACTCTAATCCGAATCTACAACAAATTCCTGCTCGCAACAAAGATTTAGGTCCAATGATCCGATCCCTCTTTATACCTGAATCTGGTTGCGAATGGGGGTGTTTTGACTACTCACAACAAGAACCAAGACTAGTAGTTCACTACGCATCCCTAGATCAAGACACAAGCGTCTTTGGTGTTAAGGACTCTTACTTACAAGATGACGCCGACTTTCACACAATTGTTGCAGAGATGGCAGACATACCGAGAGATCAAGCTAAAACAATTAACCTTGGTTTGTTTTATGGTATGGGTAAAGCAAAACTACAAGCAGAGTTGGGTGTATCAAAAGATAAGGCAGATGAATTATTTTCTGTTTATCATGAGAGAGTACCTTTCGTTAAAACTTTAACTAGGTCTGTAGCTAACAGAGCCCAACAACGGGGACAGATAAGAACTCTATTAGGTAGATTATGTAGATTTCATTTATGGGAACCCAATCAATTTGGTATGCATAAAGCATTACCTTTTGAACAAGCAGTCCAGGAACATGGTCCAGGCATCAAGCGTGCTTATACTTACAAAGCTTTGAATAAATTAATTCAAGGCAGTGCAGCAGACATGACAAAAAAATGTATGCTGGAGTTGTATAAAGAAGGCATTGTAGCCCATATACAAGTACACGATGAACTTGATATATCTGTGGAAAATGATAAACAAGCTAAGAAGATAGTACAAATTATGGAATCTGCTGTTGACTTGGAGATACCTAACAAGGTAGACTACGAGAAGGGTAAAAACTGGGGTGACATACATTAAAGGAGATATTATGAATAAAATTAAAGAATCAATAAAACACATTATGAGTGATCATAAAGTGCTAGCTGCAGGTGTTATCATTGTAGTTGTAGTGTTAGCTATTTATTAGTATAATACAAAAAATCTAAGTTCACAGGGGGATCTATGAATCAAATTTATGTAGAGGGGATTGGTGTCTATGGACATAAAAGAATACAATAAAAATAAAAGAATATGTCCTAAATGTGACCATAGGCATTTAAATGATACAGTTTGTATCGAATGCGGTTGTGGTAAGGTTATTAAAATATCTTTTTGGAGAAAAATTTTTAACTGGATTAAAAAATGGATTTAGAAAAAAAAAACAAAAATGAATGTAAAAAATGCGGTCATGCGTGTCATTGCGTGGATGATTTCCACACCGATCCTTACGGCATTTGTCCTTGTGATACTTGTGTTTGTGATGACCCTAAAAATTCTGGAGAGGAGTGCCTGTCATGTCAATAGCGGATCTATTAAAAAAGAACTTTGTATTGATCCCAGTGATAGCCTCAGTTCTATTTGGAACTTTTACGGGCGTTAAGTATATTGTCAATCTAACAGATACAATTAATTCTAATCAAACTCAAATAATAAACCTTCAAAGAGATTTAACTGTGGCTCAAGAAAAAATTACAGATCAAAACACAAGACTATCATCAGCTGAAGCTACGTGGCAGATGGCAGAGAATATGTATCGAGTGCTCTCCGACCAGGTACGGGAGCACGACTACGATATTAAAGATTTAGGTAGGTAAACATATGGAAGGTCTCCGCATGGATTATAAATTTACAGCAATATTAATTTTAATGTTAACGATGTTAGCTTTTTTTGCAGAACCTGCGTATCCTAGAAACGAATATCTACAAAATTCTGATGAAAGATGTGGAGATTTTGAAACAAGAGTTACTCAAAGTGTAAGTGAAAATCAACAATTACAAGCATTGGATCGTAATTTTAATAATGGTAGTCGTTATTTATCGCTTACTTACAGAAAATATTTAGGTGTAGATTGTAAGAGTGGTAAAGAAAATAGAATGCTTAAACAACAATTAGAATTAATGAAGATGTGTGGTCAAGTTAATAGTAATCCGAGCCTTGCACTAAATAAAAACTTTAATTTATTAACTAGTAAATGTAGAGGCGTTACTCCAACAAGTAATAGAAGTAGACCAGAAAATTCTGGAAGTCTTTGGGATGAATTAAAAGATGAATACAAAAAAGAAAACCCAGATGTCATATTAATGGGTGATAAATTTATAGATGGTAAAAAGAAATTAAAAATACCTAAATATTTAACAGATGAAAATATTGTATTACCCTTACCCAAGCCTGCAGAATGAACTATATTTTAATATTATGGGTGTGTTCATCAATTAATAATACTTGTCTTTCACCTCCTATACATCAAACTCTACCCTATAAAACACACTATGAATGCGTTAAAGCCGGATATGTGGATAGTTTAAAATTGGTAGAAACAATGGGGGAATCAATAATAGAGAGAAAAAGACTTTTTATAGCTTTTAATTGTAAACCTGAAACAACTATTTAAATGATTGATAGATTTATATATAAATTATGTGGTATACTAGACCATTATACTGACTGGATGAATAATATATTTTTTTCTAAACCAAAGAAAAGAAAAAAGAAATGAAAATATCAGATAAAACTACAATCGGAATGCCTTTAAGGAACATGTTAAGTATCATGGCAGCGGTAGCTGTGGGTGTGTATGGATATTTTGAACTGACAGCTAGATTAACAAGCCTTGAGACATCAAGAGAATTGTTTCAAGCAGA